GGGGGGGGGGTCTATGGAAATTCTGGGAGCAACTCTCGTGACGGATTGAACCGCAAGTTTAGTTTTTACAATAGCGCACTACATGACACGCGAATCTGACATAGCGACGAAGCTGGGACTGGACCGCAAGGAGTTACGAGCGGCGCGTTCGTCGGGTCTTTACGCCTATGGTGACGACTGGTTGAAGGTAGCTAACGCGATTTGCTGGACTGACGCTGGGCGTGCGAAGCTGGCGGAGTCGGTAGGGGCGGCGGATGCGGATTTGGCGCCGGAGAAGGGCGACAGTCGTCGGGCGGTAGTTTTGCCTGTGCGGGTATTGAATCCGCGATTGGTGCGTTGTCAGGTTGAGGGTTTTACGAAGAGCCAGGTGGTTTATGTGGGCGACAACCGGCTGTATAGGCCGGGGCTGGAGTGTTATGTGCATTTTTCGGGCAATGGCTGGAAAGGAGCGAAGAGGCCGAGTTCAGAAGCGGCGGAAGCGACCGGAGCGGCATGACGGGGTTCCGACAGTTGAGGAGTGTCGGGAGTTTTGTCGAGCGGCGGACGTGTGGCTGGCGGCGCGTGGAGTGGTGTTTGTTGACGACTTTAAGTTTAGGGGACATGATGACGGGGCTGATCAGGAATAGAGGCGTAGGAGAACTGCGCACGGGCAGGCTTTCATTGCGTGTAATGCGCCGTGTCTCCGTCTGCCTAGTTGAACACCTGGTCGGCCTTTTCATTTGTGGGCTGCTGATTGACAGATTCTATTTGGTCTATTTGGGTGCCCTAAATCTATTTTCCGGCAATTCCAGCACTGAAATACAGTGCCCTGCGTACACCCGCCGCCGTTGGCGCTCAATAAGCACTCTAGTAGACGAATGAACTGTTGGCACTGCAATGCGGAGTTGATCTGGGGGGGCGACCATGACTTTGAGGACTGGGGGTACGAGGGTGAAGGCATCGTGTCGAACTTTAGCTGCCCAGACTGTCCGGCGACCGTGTATGTGCATTTGCCGATAGACGTGATAGCTCACACCCAGAACCTTGATCGTGTAGACGAATGAACTGGCAATGCCATGAATACTGCCGGTTGGTTGTACACGACCGCAAGGTGCCGAGAAAGAGGAAGGTGAGCAGGCATTTACGTCATGTGGGGTATCTTGAGGTGAGGAGCGACCTGGCGTACCACGAGTTGCTGTACCACGGGACGAATGACCCTGATGTGTTTATGGGGGGTCAGCACGCGGCGCAGCAGAAGGATCCCAATGAACCTTGACCCACGAACACCGGAAGAGTTGTTGGCAGAGTGTCTGTCATGGCCGCCTAGTCGTTATTTGGGTGTGACGCGCGACTGGTTGGTGGAGCAGGTTGCCGAGCAGGGTGAGGAGGCGATTGGCAAGTGGCTGCACTCGTATTTTTATGAGAAGCTCAAGCCGAGTTTTCTGGATCCGCACCGGCGTTGTGTGATTCCTGATCACTGGAAGGATGCGCGCCGGTTGCTGGAGGAGAATGATCGTTTACTGGTGAGTGGCGGGAACCGGAGCGGCAAGAGTTGTTTTAGTGCGTACCACCTGGTACACCTGATGATGGAGAAGCCTGAGAGTCGGGTGGCGTGTTTCTCGATGACGGCGGCGAGCAGTGTTCGTGATCAGCAACCGGCGGTGTTTCATTTCTTGCCGTCCGAGTTCAAGCAGATCAAGAAGACGAAGGTGACGAATGTTAATTACAGCCAGAAGAACGGGTTTACGGATGGCACGTTCATTTTGCCGAATGGTAGCCAGGTTTTCTTCATGAACTATGCGCAGCAGTCGGATATTCTGGAGGGGTTTGAGGGCGACCTGATTTGGTTTGACGAGTTGGTGCCGCATCATTGGGTGGAGACTGCCGAGTATCGGTTGATCACCAGGCGGGCGAGTCGTGGGACGGGCAATCTGTTGATTACGGTTACGCCGATTACGGGGTGGACGCCTGTGGTGAATGATTATGTGGCCGGTGTGCGGGTGATTGAAACGCGGGAAGCCTCTCTACTACAAAGCGCACCTTCCCCAGGTGGTTGCCCGGCTGGCCACATGCCTTACATTGGTGAGTGCGTGAAGGACGGGAGTGCGGTGATCTGGTTTCATACGGAAATGAACCCGTGGCAGTCGCCCCTGGAAATGAAGCGCACGTTGAGTGGTGAGAGTACGGTGGCGGTGCGTTTACGGGCTTACGGGTGGTGCGAGAAGACGTCGGGCAACTGGTTCCCGAAGTTTAGTGCGGCGCATGTGGTGGCGCCGGAGGACGTGCCGGAGGGTGGGACGAATTATTTGTGTACGGACCCTGCTGGGAGCCGGAACTGGTCGGCGTTATGGGTGCGAGTGACGGGTGACGGCAAGATGTATGTTTACCGTGAGTGGCCGGATCTGGAGACGTATGGCGAGTGGGCGATACCTGGGGAGAAGGCTGGGGGCACGCTGGGCCCGGCGCAGAAGCCGGAGGGGCGAGGGATCAATGAGTACAAGGAGTTGTTTTTGGAGTTGGAGGACGGGGAGAAGATCGAGGAGCGGTTTATTGACCCGCGAGCGGGCGGCTCGACGCAAGCGACCAAGGAGGGCGGCGTGACGTTGATTGATTTGCTGGCGGACGAGCCGAATGAAATGTGGTTCTCCCCGGCGCCGGGGTTGAATGTGGACCAGGGCATTCAGCAGATAAATGAGGCGTTGAGTTATAACGTGGACGAGCCGGTGACGTGCGTGAATGAGCCGAGGTTGTATGTGAGCAGTGCGTGCGGGAACCTGATTGACTGTTTGCAGAACGTGAGCAGCGTGGGGGCGGACAAGAACAAGTGGAAGGATTTCATCGATGTCCTCAGATATATCATAACGGCAGACGTGGCGCATGTTGATGCCCAGACGTATGCCAGCGCGGGTGGAGGGAGTTACTAATGGGCAAACTACCGCTACTTCTGACATTGAGCCAGGCGGCTGAGTTGACGGGGCTATCGAGGAAGTACATCCAGAAGCTACGCCGGGCGGATGTGATCAAGGTTTATGTGACGCTGGGTGGGCGGCACAAGTATCACCGGGACGATTTATTACGACATGTTGGAATCAAACGAGACTAATTGGACCGCCCTGCAATGGGACGGTAAGAACGAACTGTGGGACGAGGTTATGAAGACCCTGGACGAGTTCATGGACGCAGAGGTGGATAGCGCGACTGACCCGAACGCGGGCGAACTGCGAACTTTTTACTGTGGCAAAGCGGCGGCCCTGAGTGAGGTGAAGAGTCACCTGCTGGCTGTCCGCGAAATGGCACTTGGTCGGAAGGCCAGGTGACAAGTCTTAATAGTGATACATTAATTCACGGGCAGCTTCTGGCTGGATCAATTTAAGTCCGCCAAAACTTTATTGGTTCGCTCCGATTCGCCTCCTAATTCGCGCGGCGAATCTGCATTTCACCTCCTATTTTCAGGTGCCAATACCCGATTCCTCCTAGATTATTTTGGACCTCTGGGAGTGCAAAGAATGTGCCCTTCGACTATTTCTTTGCACTTAAAAAAGGGCACCCGCATTGCACGGGCACCCTTTCGTCATTCAGTTTCTCCCCTGCACGAATGTGTGAATAGGGACTGTTCCAATAGTTAGACGCCATTAGCCTGGCGACTGACGGCTTCGTTCTAATACCCCTAAAGGCTCTTTAAGCCCCTTCCGTGACTCACGGCATTCCTATGGGCCTTCCGATGCGGTCATATTTATGACGGCACGACGTTTCTGCGTTTGGCGTGCCTTGAAAATAAACGCTGGGGAAACATTGGTCCACTTTGCGGACCCAAACTGCAATGGAAGCAAAAAAAGGCGGGCAAACGGAAAGCCCTCAAGCCGTGGATGTGAGTGACGAGGCCAGCCTGGCCGACGCACTGAGACAAACATTGGAACTGGAGGAAGTTCCGCAAAACGAAACGCCGGAGGAAGCGGAGGCTGAAGCCGCCGAAGACGAAGGCACTGACAGCGAAGTTCTTTCTCAGACTGAAGAAGGAGAAACTGAAGCAGAGGCCGAACCGGCTGCCGACGACGACACGGAGGAAACCGGGGAGGAAAAGGCTGATAACGACGCTAGTGACGATCCGCCGCACGGAGTGCAAAAGCGGATCAACAAGCTCACCAAGCGCGTTAAGGAGCGCGACGAACAGATAGCCGCCCTACAAGGGAAGCTGGACGAGGCAGAGGAGTCACCGAGTGATCCACCGCCCGCAGCAGTACCCAGGACGGATAATCCGTTTACCGAAGTCACTACGCTCAAGGATATTGAGCGGGAGGAGCATAATGCCGAGGCGATTCTCGACTGGTGCGACGACAACGAGGACGGAGCGTTCATTAAGTCCAAGGACGGTGAGATCGAGTATACGTCCGATGAGGTTCGTGACGCCCGCAAGCGTGCGAGCAAGGCGCTCAGGAAGTGGATACCCGAACGGAAGCGGTGGATTGGAGAACATGCGCAGCAAAAGGAGTACGCCGAGCAAACTTATCGCTGGTGGAAGGACAAATCGTCCAGCGAGTTTCAGGCGGCACAAAGTCTATTGCGCGAGTTCCCTGAATTGCAGCGATTCCCTGATTACCAGGTGATCGTGGGCGACACGCTCCAGGGTATGATGATGCGACTATCAGCCGAGCAGACGAAGAAACCCACGGGGGGTAAGCCGAAGAAGGCACCGAAGCAGCCTACGGCACCCACTGCGGAACCGGCCCCGGTCGAACCATCGACCGCCCGTTCGTCCTCTGCCCGCCAATCCTTCGGTGAGTCTGGAAATGTGGAAGACTTGGCACAAGTATTAGCCGCAGATTTTTTATCCTAATTGACGTGTAAAATACGTTCGGGAAAAGAACTGCGGATTAAGGGGGACCAAATGGCATTAACATTAGAACGAACACAAGGGGCAGGTGGCCGCGAGGATCTCGCGGACATGATCAGCCTGATCGATGCGCACGACACTGTCGTGACGTCGTCGGCAAAGAAAGGCAGCAAACCCGGCAACACATTGATGAGTCACGTTTGTGACGCATACAGTGCTGCCGTGACAACGGGAACGGTTGACGGAGCAGATGTGGGTGCGTCCGATTATCAGGACAAGTCCGCTACGCGCGCTATCGTTCAGAACTATGTTCAGATATTCCGCCGCAGTGTGCGTGTTTCTACGCTCGCTCAGGAAATCTCGAATATTGCTGGAGTCGGGAGTGGTGGCGAATTGGCGAGTTCAATTGCCAAGGCTATTGTCGAGTTGAAGCGCGATATTGAGAAGAGCGTTCTCAGCGCGAACGACGCCCAGTTGGATGACGGCAGCAGCCCGTATCTCACCAAGGGACTGGCGACCTGGATCAGCACGTCTGGAGGCTCTGTCCTTCAGGTGCCGAGCGGTTTCCGCACACCAACGGCGAGCATCGAAACCACGGCGACCACGTCCAATATCACTGACGTGACTGTGCAGGATGTCCTGTCCAGTATCTTCAGTGAGACTGGCTCGACCAAGAACTATATCATGCCTTTGGGTCGTACCCTTCGGCGTGCGTTCACGGATCGGCTAACTGGAACACGTTCCGTGACAGACGCGAGCAACCAGATTGCAGCCACTCAGGTTCGCACGTTTTCGCCCCAAAAAGGCAAGACTGTGACCATGTCGGTTGATACCTTTGACGGAGATTTTGGAATTATTGCTATTGCAAATTCCAATTTTATGCCAGCCGCGACCGATGGTCACGTTCTGGACATGAGCGGTATCGAGCTGCGTTACGGTTCGTTGCCAGCCGTCACTAAACTGCCCAACGCGGGTGGTGGCGAGGCGCGCATGATCGAGGCCATTGCGGCGTTGATCGTGTACAACCCGCTGGGACACGGCAAGTTTGATCTGGGCAGCTAAACATAGCTGATGCTGGAACATGCAATTCAGTCTCTGCCCGCAGAGCTTGGTCACCAAGTGACTCAGGTTCTGGGGCAGAGGCTTTCCTCACAACAAGAGGCGGCCTTCACGGAGGCCAAGGAGATCGCGGTCCAAAACAACGACTTGAGCTATCAGCGCGTGGACGGCCTGGGCGAAATGACCGCGAGCATTCCAACTGCGTCCTATCATTACTGGGGCAACCGCCTTGGGTACGATTGCTGGGGTGACTCGCAATTCAAGAAGGAATATCTGCGCGACAACCCGGAGGCGCGCGTGAAGACGCACGGCAAGTGCCAGACGGGTTACATGGGCGACGGGTTCCTCCCCTCCGGCCTGGGCAGGACGGTCAAGGTTTACAAGTGATACAGAAATGGAAGATAAACTGGCCAAGCACAAAGGCACGCCGGACGTAAACGATCTGGTGGCGGAATATCGGCGTTCGCTCGATGAGGGGTTGACGCTGACGAGCATTCGGGACGCGGAGGACACCCGGTTCGCGCGCTGGACGGGCCAGTCCGAGGACGGCAAGAAGTGGTCAAAAAATTTACCGGAAGGCACGCAAGCCTTTCCGTTTGAAGGAGCGTCCGACTGCCGGGTGTATCTGGCGGACCAGGTGATCAGCGACTGCGTGGACATGTTGAGTGTGGCGCACCAGCGGGCTGATCTGCGGGTGAACCCGGTGGACCTGACGGACACCGAACCCTCGGCGGCTGCCTCCACACTGATGGGCTGGGTGCGCTCGACGATGCACAATGATTTGCAGCGCGAGTGTGAACTGCTGGCGAACTATGTGGGCACCTATGGCTGGGGCATCATGTTCGTGGGGTGGGATCAGCAGGCGACCCTGCGCAACAAGCCGATCAGCCTTGATCAGTTGATAGCCGTGGCGCAGCAGAGCGACCCCGGTAGTCTCCTGGCCGAGCTACCGATGATCGTGGCTGATCCTGCGCGGGCCGACCAGGCGTCGGAATTGCTGATGCAGTTCTTTCCCGACATCAGGAAGCGCCGGGCCAACAAGATCATCAAGGAGTTGCGCGAGGACGGGTCGGCGGTGATTCCAGAAGCGTACCTGTGCCGGAACCGTCCGGCAGTGGTGGCGCTCAAGCCGCACGAGGAGGTGACCGTGCCGCCGGAGACGATCAATTTACAGGATGCACGGGTGGTATTCAGGCGGCAGTACATGACCGAGGTGGAGCTTCGGTCGAAGGTGCTTACCGACAACTGGAGCAAGGAGTTCGTGGAGGAGGCACTGGACACTGCTGGCAAGAGCCTCAATTACCTAGACCAAACGACCTTGACCGGCTTGGTGAGCGAGTTCAACCGGGGCGACAACCTCGTTGAGATCGTGTGGGCGTACACACGCCAACTTGATGGCAACGGCGTCCCCTCAATTTACTACACGGTGTTTTGCCCGCTGATGCAGAGCGTTGACGGCACGCAGAAATTTGCGCTGCATGAAATGCTCGACTACGCGCACAACGAGTACCCGTTTGTGTTGTTCCGGCGCGAGCATGTGGCG